AATAAAAACAAAGACAATGACAGCATTTAATTGGACAATTTCAGCTACAGAAAGAGCTGTAAGTTTAGACGGATTACCGGACGTAATCCAAGTAATACACTGGAGATACAGAGGTACAGATCAAAACGGTGTAACAGCTGAAACATACGGTGCAACATCAGTAGGTGCTCCAAACCCACAAGACTTTACTCCATATGATGGAATAACAGCAGCAGATGTAGAGGGATGGTTAGAAAGTTTACTAGACGTACCTACTATGCAAACAAATCTAGAAGCACAAATAGCTTCACTAATCAACCCAACAACTATAACAGGGCCACTTTACAGTTCACCTGCAGTAGAGGAAGTAGTAGAAACAGTAGAGGAAACAGTAGAAGGTACAACAGATTCATCAGAGGTGGTTGCATAATTGTAAATAAATTTATACATTAATAAAAAACACAAAATCGTTACAAATGGAAGCTAAAAAGTTATCACAAGAAGAGTTACAACAAATCGATACAATCCAGAAAAAAAGTCAAGCTTTAATATCTGAACTAGGTCAAATTGAATTATCAAAAATTCAACTAAACGTAAGAAGAGAAAATGCGGAAGAGTTCTTAAAAGAGTTAGAACAAGAAGAAAAAGTACTTGTAGTAACCCTAGTAGAGTTTTACGGAAAAGGTTCTATCAATTTAGAAAAAGGAGAATTTATTCCTTTAGTGGAAGAAGCTGAAGTAGTGGAGTAATTTCTACTAAAAGCAAAAAGAATAAAAGGAGGGTTTTGACTCTCCTTTCCTATTTATTATGGAATACAGGACCTAGCACTATAGGATGGTTTCCCAAAACCAGATGATATTTATAATAAATTAAAAAACAAATTTATAAAACATGGCAGAATCAATTATCTCTCCAGGAGTATATACAAGAGAAAACGACGTCTCTTATATCACACCAGCACCAATTCAGGCAGGAGCAGCATTTGTTGGACCAACAGTTAAAGGGCCGGACAATCAGCCTCTTATTGTTACATCATATAGTGACTACGTAAGAAAGTTTGGTGAAACCTTTTTATCAGCTTCTAACAGACAGTATGAATTCCTTACTTCTGTAGCAGTAAAAAACTATTTTCAAAATGGTGGACAAACAGCTATAGTAACTAGAATTGTATCTGGAACTTATGACGGAGCAACTAGTACAAATATTCAAAGTGGAATTTTAGCAACAACAGCTTCTCTTGTAGTTAGTAGCGCAAGCTTATCACCTTATATTACTCCAACAGGATCTTTTTCAATTAATGGAATTAACATTGCAGTAACAGGAAGTACTCCTCCAGCAAATACATCAACAACTCTTTTTGTAGCTTCAGGATCAACACCAGCAAATACAGTAACAGCAATTGTAACAGCCTTTAATTTTAGCTCATCAATAGCACTATACAGTGCATCACTCCAGAATATTGTAGCAGCAGCATCTGGAACTACGGGATTGCTTTTCAATACAACTGCTTCTTTAGTAGGAACTAACATTCTATCAAGTACCCTAAACGGATATACAAGTGTAGTTGGAGCTACTACTACAAACTTTAGCGGAGCTACAGGAACAACTACTATAGCAATAAAAACTTTAGGAAAAGGAGTTCTTTACAATAACTCTACATCAGCTACAGACTCAGGAGCACTAAACTCAGACGGATCTTTAATATCAGGATCTGCAGATAACGTAAGATGGGAAATTGCAAATGTAAATAATGCATTAGGAACATTCTCAATCTTAGTAAGACAGGGAGATGATAATACAAATAGTAAAACTATCTTAGAGACATTTAATGTAAATCTTGATCCAAACTCAGATAATTATATTGAGAAAGTAATTGGTAACCAAGAAATAAAAGTAGGAACAGATGGTTCAACATCATATAACTACCCATCAGGTGAATATCCAAATGCATCTAATTACATTAGAGTATCAGCAGTTAACTTACCAACAAACTACTACCTAGCAAACGACGGTATCACAGTTAATAGAGATGCTAACGGTATCACTTTTGCAGCATCTTTACCGCAAATAAACTCAGGATCATTCCAAGGAGCCACAGGAGCTGTAAAAGCAGGAGCTAAATTCTTTGGAGATATTACAAATGGATCTACAGACGCACAAGGATTAGTAGCAGCAAACTATACAGTAGCTCTATCATTACTTGCAAACAAAGATGAATATCAATTCAACATAGTATCAACACCAGGTTTAATCTACAAAAATACTAACTTTACCTCAACAGTAAATGCATTTATTGCTTTAGCAGAGTCTAGAGGAGATTGTATTGCAGTAGTAGACTTAGTAGAACAAGGAGAGGTAGTGGCTAACGTAACAACTGAAGCAGCTTCATTGAACAGTTCATATGCAGCAACCTACTGGCCTTGGTTACAAATCAAATCTGCTACAGGTAGAAATGAATGGACTCCAGCAGGAACAGTAATTCCAGGAGTATACGCATTCACAGATGCTTCATCAGCACCATGGTTTGCACCAGCAGGATTAGTAAGAGGTGGAATCGGAGGAGTAATTCAAGCAGAAAGAAAATTAACTAAAGGAGATAGAGATACTCTTTATTCAGCTAAAGTTAATCCAATTGCTACATTCCCAGGATCAGGTATATCAGTATTCGGACAAAAAACATTACAAACTAAAGCATCAGCATTAGATAGAGTTAATGTAAGACGATTACTTATAGAACTTAAGAAGTTCATTGGTGACCAAGCAAGAAACTTAGTATTCGAACAAAACACTATAGCAACTAGAAATAAGTTCTTAGCGACGGTAAATCCATATCTTGAATCAGTAGTACAAAGACAAGGTCTTTATGCTTACAGAGTTGTAATGGACGATACTAACAACACAGCAGATGTAGTTGATAGGAATCAATTAGTAGGACAAATATTTATTCAACCAGCTAAAACAATTGAATTTGTTGTATTAGATTTCACAATCGAACCAACAGGAGCAACGTTCGGATAATATTTAGAAACAAAGATATTTATAATAAAATAAATAAAATAAAATGGCAGTATTAGATCCAAATGAAATTATGTTTAGAGCCTTCGAACCAATGGTTCAACACAGGTTCGTAATGTATATAGATAATATCCCAGCCTTCATGATTAAAAACGTGAAAGCACCTGGCTTTACAGATAGTGAGATTAAACTTGATCACATTAACTCTTACAGAAAAATAAGAGGAAAAAGAAACTGGGAGAATATGTCTATGACTTTATATTCACCGATCACTCCTTCTGGAGCTCAAGCAGTAATGGAATGGGCTCGATTAGGATACGAATCAGTAACAGGTAGAGCTGGGTATTCAGATTTCTATAAGAAAGATTTAACTTTAAACATTCTAGGTCCTGTAGGAGATATCGTAGGGGAATGGATTATCAAAGGAGCTTTCTTAACAAAAGGAGATTTTGGACAATTTGACTGGACTTCTGCTGACGGAATTGTAGAAATAGGAATAGAAGTAGCAATGGACTACGCAGTGCTTAACTACTAATAGCATTCAAATAAAAATTAACAAGCCTGGCAGTAGCTGGGCTTTGTTGTTTTAAAAAAAAATTAATCGTATATTTATATATAGAAAAAGTTACTAACAAATAAAATTTATGGAAAACAAATTTAACCTACCAACAGAGATGGTAGAACTTCCTTCAAAAGGAAAACTTTACGCACCGGATTCTCCACTAGCATCGGGAAAAGTAGAGATAAAGTACATGACTGCTAAGGAAGAGGATATCCTTACAAATACTAATTACATTAAACAAGGAGTAGTAATTGATAAATTACTAAAATCGTTAATAGTAACGGACGTAAACTACGATGACATTCTAGTAGGAGATAAAAATGCTATAATGGTAGCAGCACGTATTTTAGCGTATGGGGCTAATTATGAATTTAACTACAGGGACCTAGTACAGAGTTGTGACCTAAGTTCAATTGAACCGAAAGAGTTGCATGAAGATTACGAGAAGGCAACTATAAATGAGTTTACATACACTCTTCCTTTTACAAAAAATGTAATTACTTTTAAAATTTTAACTCATGGAGATGAAATTAAAATAGACCAGGAGATAAA